GACCTTATGTCTATTTTTTTAAATTAATTTTTTTTCGAATTTTTCTAGCCATCTCGAAATACTCCCATGCCTTAGCCTTGTATTCTTTTCTTTGATTATATAAATCGCTCAATATCTTTTTAAGAACCGAGTCTTCTGTTTTGAAAATTGCGCCATTTTCACATACAATCAAATCCTTACTCTCTCTATAATTTTTAATATTTTCTTTACTAACTTTCTTAACGAAAGAATCCGGAGAGATATTAAATTGTCTCATTATGGAAGGATATAGAGAGGCGAAGTCAAATGCGCTTACCCCTGCATAAAATCCAGAAATTGGTTCCTTTACAAAGGCACCGGCATACGTGCCATCTTTTTTATTTTCTTCGCGAGGTTCACTTCCAATTCGCTTATTTTGTTCCATTAGCTTTCTTGCCATAAGTGCCTCAGTCATTGCCACAGGGCTCGCAGCCTTGTATAATGGCATTTTGGTAATATTGGCAAGTGTCAAAAGAACTTCCATAGACTTAATCTTTTGGTCTATATAATATACTAAACATGAATCGACAATGTTGTAATATATGTACTTTTCATAGTCTTGTTCATATAATTCTTGGAGACCTCCGTTGTATTTAATTTTCTTCAATCCAACGACTTGGCCTGATACATAATCCAATGTATTAGACTCCTTCACCTTTACTGATCGATCATATTTATCATACAGTTGCATGTAATCTAAGATGCCCATATGAAGTGGTCTTCCATCCATTCTATCAACCGCTCCCGTCTTTGCCGCTTCACTAATATCGATCTGTAATCGCTTACATCTATTAACGATATATTGCCAATCATAATTTATAAAATTCCAACCTGTCATCATTGGAAATTTAGGCATAAATTTATTAATAAAATTATAAACCATATCATATTCGCTCTTAAATTTGTAATATGATAAGCTCCAATCACTGTCCAATGTTTTAAAATATTCATTGGTGTCGTTCTCCATTTTACCAATATCCTTAAGATCTTTTAATCCTAAGACAATTGCTTTTCTTTCTGGTGTTATAATGGAAAAGGATAAGATTCTGGTTTTAGCTTCTTCTGGTTTTGGAAAACCATCAACTATTTCAGTTTCAATATCCACAAAATAAGTTCGTGGCATATTGTATGCTAATAACTCTTCCTGATCTTTTTTTGGTAAACAATCTATAAAATAAATAAGACTAAATTTATTGAACTTTCTACTTCTAACAAGTTTTAATGGTCTGCCATCCCAATTTCGAATTTCCTTATGTTTATTTCTATCTTTATCACTTGTAACCACCCAGTTTTGAAATTGGTTGAGTGGGTACCTTTTGAATTTGACATACCCTTCAGTATCGTAATGACTTATAATAATTTCATTATCGCGTTGTTCAATATCTAATATCATTTATTTTTAGTTTAGGAATTTAATAACCTCTATCTTGTCTAGCGACATTCTCTTTCTGTTTGGCCATATAAAGATTTACAATATCTTCACTGGTCATTCCAATTGCAATTGCGAAATTCATATAAAAATGTAGGCCATCGATCCATTCATAATATAATTCCAATTTGTCTGCTTCTGTTAAATCATCAACAGTCATCGTTGCAGCCTTTGCATTATCTGTTTTCCAATACTTCCATGCCGCTGAACCTATACCATCATTAATTCCTCCTAGTGCATCGAACATTTCATTTAATTCATCGCTTAATGCGTGTTTATTAACCATCCACGTTTCTGCAATTTGCTTAAGAGTTAAATTACTATAGTCTAATCCTAATCTTTCTTGAAGTTCCTTTTGCTTATTGTATATCATACCAAATGTATCTTTAACATTTGAATAGTGGTCTTCCACTTTTAAATCTGCACATTGATTATCTTCGTTTGCCATAATTTTATTTTGTTTATTATTATATTAAAATAATGCAGTTTGTTTATTAGAATCCATTGTTGGATTTTCACTAATAGTGAGGTCGCTTCCTACCGTATCTACGATTTGTTTTATTTTTGTGTCGAAAACATCTTTAGTCCACATATAACTCAATATGGTTTCAGATTGTTCATTGGCATAATTCTCTAATTCTGTATCTGATAACATTTCAATGTTTACTCTTGGAAGTCCTAAAGCTTCAAGATCCTTTTCACTAGAAAGTAAAACTGATTTTTGAATTGCAGCATATATCCATCTTATGCGAAACCATCCGCTTCCTGCATGAGGATATTCAGGACATAATATACTCCAATATTTCCCACATGCTTCAAACACATCGGTTTCAGTTCTTAATTGCCTTGCTTCTGGAATACTCTTTGCTCCAAAATAATCAACTGGCCATGATAATTTATTTCTTTTCACCCATGGCTTATGATTCACAAGAGATGCCAACATATGCTTTTTCTCTTTAACTTGAGATGAATAATCTAGTGAAATATTCCAATTATCAAGAACATATGGTGTTAGATCTAAGTTATAGATATTTTTAGAACCAATGATGTCTCGAACCTTTTGCTTGTCTCCCCAATCATACGCAGGTATCAAAGCATCGTATTTAGCATCGAGAACGTCTTGGATAACCTGTCTTGCAATTTCTTTATCAAAGTGTGGGTTATTAACTCCTCCATAAAAATGTCTGCCATCACTCCACGTTTTACCCAGAGTCTTTTCATAAACTTCTCTATCTAGCATGGACTTAAATGACTTCATAGTCCCATCTATTTTCCAATCTTCATGGAATAGGATAACGTTTTCGACTGAGTTTATTGCATACAATGCATTGAATATTTCTCCGGAATAATTATTAGAACCAAACTGACCAAGTCCTACTATTGCTAATCCATACTCAGAAAGGTCATCACCCCATTTTACTGTTCGTCGGTCTACTGTATAACCTTGTTTTCTGAGAGAATCGCAGACTATGCTACTATCATCTATTCGTTTAACCCTTGCTCTTTTCCAAGCGTCATCATCTGTTTGTTTGGCTGTACAGCCTGTAAAAAGTACTTTCATTTTTCACTATTATTTATATAATTATCTAATGCACCTATATATGCAGCAGCATCTAATAGGTTATCTCTTTTGTGATTGTAACTTTCTCTTGAAAATTTAAGAGCAATGAGGGCCATGTACATTTCTTTTCCTGTAACGTTAAGGCCTGTCATTCCATTGAATATTGAAGCAGCTCGATCCATTCCTTCGTTGAATGGTCCATATTGTCTTTCTTTCTCTTCGCTTCTGTGATTTACTATTTCGTCTGCTTCTCCTAAGATGCTCTTCATATATCTTGTTTAAAGATTATATAAAGATTGTGCAGATTGTTTCATAGTCGTTCATAGTTTTAATTTATTATGACCATTCTCCACCGTCATCTAATTCTCCAGTGTCCATTAATTCCATAAAGTCATCAAGATCGGTAATAGGTTCTGACCATTCTCCACCAGAAGGGGAATCAGTTTCTGTCCATACATTTTCTCCATCCCAATACCAATCGTATGCGTTTTGGTCAGCCCATGGATTAGGACCATCTTCTAATTTTACAGAATTTCCATCAGATTTTGCATCATATCCAACTTTATTTAATTCTTTTGCTATATTCTTAAAATTGAATCTTGCTTCTGTAATAAATTCTTCGAATAGTTTAACGTTTTTCATAGTTGTTTGTTTTTTATCTTAAGCCTAGTTCAGATCTAAGTTCTGTCCATTCAAAATTATCTATTATCCATTTGACGCTTTCACCTTCTCCCCAATCTACAATATAATCATACATTGCATCTTCATCAAAGTCTTCTCTATCAAATTTTCCATTATCAAAGTCATCTTCATGTTCATACTCTATATCTGATGCTACTTCTTCTGCGAATTCTCTTAATTCTTTAAGTTCTTTTTTGCTAAATTTTTCATTAACAAATTCTTCAAATAGTTTTACGTTTTTCATAACATATTTGTTTTTTGCTTTACTTTCTTCTAAAGGTCTTAATTCATCATCGCCATATTCAGCGTGTTTCCATTGACCATCTCTCTCATCATACAAGTATATGAATTCTGCGCCGTAATTATCATCTGCAAAACTTAAAA